TTGCTGTTGATGCATTACCAGTGCAAGTGCTTGAAGTTAATGTATTAGATACTTGAGCGTCAGCAATTTCACCAGAAGAAAAGAAATCTGTCGCAGAGTCGCCAGAGGTTGCTACTGTATTATCTCCTGTATTTGTACCTGAACTTGTACCAGAAAAAGAACTAGCTCCGACTCCAAGAGTTAAGACAGATGAATTTGCTACGTTACCAGTAAGCCCTACTGTGCCTGTATCTACTGTAAGAGCGGTTGTTAGAGTAGCGTTGGTTACTGCCCCTGCGGTCAATCCCGCCGCTGTGCCTGTACAGTTTGTCAGAACGCCTGAAGTCGGTGTGCCTAATAAGGGAGTTACGAAGGTTGGTGAAGTGTTATATACAAGTTTATCTGTGCCTGTTTCATCGCTCATTACTCCTGCGAGTTCGGCTGATGTGGTTGCGGTGAATACGGAGAGTTTGTCTGTTACGTTGGGGACTGCATTACCACCTTCGGTTAGAGTATCAACTTCTAATTGGGTTGCTGATGATGTTCCTAATACCCAATTGGTTACTGTTACAGAATCAGCCAACGTAACTGCACCTGCGCTATCAATAGTAGCGTCACCGCTTAAAGTTAAACCAAAAGCTATTGTATCGGATGCCCCTGTTCCTGTTATTGAAAGACCATTGCTTCCTGTGAAAGTAACTGTGTCTGTAGTAGAATCGGCAACTATATTATCTCCAGCTGGTAAATCCCAAGTCTTGAATGTATCACCTGCTCCGCTTGACGATCCGCCTGTTATAGCACAAGTAGTGATACCATTCAAATCAGTACAAGTAGCACCTGACCCTGTAAAGTTGAGATAAGGTCTAGGTCTGAGAGTTACGCCTTCTTCTTGTATAAGATGAGAAGATGATGTAGCCCCAGAAATTGTTATCTCTGAATCCGAAAATGCTGACGGAACGAAACATAAAAAGAATAATATACCTAATAGAAGTTTTTTCATTTATTAGCTTTCTTCTCTAAAAGTTTAAGTTCTTTTTCAATATCCTTAGTCCTAACAATCTCGTCAATTCTGAGTTGTTTGATTTTAAGTTTCTTTTCTTCTGTGTCAAGATTATTCCTAAGACTGTCATAAGACTTGATCTTAACTTCAAACTCTTTCTCTCTTTCCTGTAAATCTATCTTTTCTTCTTCGAGTGTATTTGTCTTAGCTTCATTGACTTTTTTAATCTCGTCAATATGAATAAGCCTCTCGTCGAGAGTTATCTTTAACATCTTAGTCTCAGACACTTTCTTACTAAGCTCACCTTGAAGTACAACAGACTTTACTTTTTCTTCTTCAGCTTTTTCAGTCATAGCGTCTAAAGATTTGTTTTTATTTCCAAATATTCTTATTTGCTCACCTACCTCAACAGACTTAGTTTGAAATTCATTAAACTTAATATCTGTCTTAGCAAGATTTTCTTGCAGTTCTTTTTTAAGAGTAGAAAGATCAACACTCTTTCGCTTGTTATTCTCAGCATCTTTTTGAGCATCTTTAACAATAGTGTCAACCTTTGCTCTTTCTTCGAGAACCTTGATGTTGATAGAATCTAAATTAGACTTTGCATTGTGAATCTCTGCTTGAAGTCTTCTAATCTCAGACGTAAGTACATGAGTTTCTCTTTCAATATCTGAATGACTTTTCTTAGACTTCTCTGATAGTTTTCTTTTCTCAACAACGTCTTTATTAATTGATGTTATTTCATCAAGTAAGGATATTTTCTCACTAGATAACTGAGTGATATTTCCTACAAGTATTACCTTTTCCTGTTTCTTTTCTTCAATCTCTTGTTTTAATTCATCATGTAATGTCATATCCATTTCGTCTCCTTGTTTATAACAAAACTTCTTGTACTTTGAAAGTGGCGTAAAGTGTTCCTGTAACATTTGCGTTGGTGCTATATATCTTTATTTCATCTCCGGCTTGAAAGTTTGCCTGTCCTTGAGGTCTAAAAATAAAGTCTTGCTCAGAAACTAGCGTTACATCAGCTAATACTGTGTCATAATTAGCTCCCTCGGCAGAATCAAGCGTGATTATTATATTTTCAGATATAGCCACACTTGCATGAAAAAGTATCTGTTCTAGCTTAAACTTTCTACCATAAGAAGTTGTATAACTTAATACCGCAGAAGATAAATCTTGCGAAGTCGTTACATCTGATTTTAGTGATCTCATTTCATTACCTTAAATTGAATTTCGGTTGTAGCATCATTGCTTCCAGATCCTGTTACTTTAAACCTAGCATAAGGCATTATAACTGTATCTAAAGTCATTGCATGCCAAGCTTCATCTGACACTGATTCAGGAGTCTCCCACATAACATACGCTGCGTCAGCCGCAAGTTCTGTCGTAGGTCTCTGATAAGAAGTCTGAGCTTGTATAGTAGCGGTTACAGTACCATCTGAAGTCGCCTTGTACATAACTCCGAGATCGGCTTCATTTGAGTTAATAAGAGAAAACGACTTGCTATATCGAGTTAATGTTGTAGGCACATCAACAGCAGTTGACGAATCCTCTGATGCTACTGTCTCGATTACTCTCTTAACATCAGCTTGAACAGGCATAGTTACAAAAAGTAAAGCTAAGATGATTATGATAAATCTGTACATTTCCATCCTCCTATGGTTTCGTTTGATAATAAACCGACTATAACGATTGTATAAAACTGGTGCGCTCCTAAATGCCATACAAATGTTCCGAAAGCGCAAATAGATATTATAAGAAAGCTACACATTAGCGATGCCGTCATAGTCTTTTTGTAATCGACATATCTCCGCCAATTCTTACAGCTTTTAATTAATAAATAAATAAGTGCGAATATAAATAATACTAAACCAATTATTCCGCTAGAATAAAATACTTGTAGATAATCATTATGCGCACTAGCAAAGTGTGAAGCGTCAACGGTTGAAGATAGATAACTAAAACTTCCCATACCGTGTCCGAATAAAGAGAAGTCTCTACCTGTATGTCCGCTAATTGGTGTTTGTAAAATATCTTGTAATACAATTTTCCATGCGCCTAATCTACCATTATCACGAAATACTAAAATCTTATTAAGGAATAATCCTATCGTGGTTATTATTGTTAACGGAATAACTAAAAAGAATGATTTCGGCTTTATAAGAAATATATAAGCTAAAAGCCCGACAACTAAAGCTCCTATAGCCATTTGACTACAAGTAAGTGCGACTCCAATTATCATAATAATAGCTAAAATATATTTTCTTAAATATAAAGCGATAGGAACTATCATGGCAATAAACGGAGAAACTAAAGTTGGTTGACCAAGGACGCCGACTCTATTTGCAAATTCAACTTTACCTATAATCGATTCTCCTTTTGCAATAAAGAATTGATCTAAACCTAAAGATTGAAGCATTACATAGACTGCCATTACACTACCCGACCAACACATTATTGTGAAAAGTCTATCTATTTTCTTTTTGTCAAACTCTATGCTTGCTAAAGTTATACCCATAAGTAGAAAGCATAAGATTTGAAATATAGGTTTCCATACCCAAAAACCAGAGTTGTCAATATTGTTGATAACTAGTGGAATCTTTGGCATAAGATTAATAGTAATTACTTGAAATCCTATAAAAAGAAGAAGCCACTTATTTCTAAATGGCTTCAGATTCCCTTGATACAACGCCAACAGCCCTATGACTAAAGCGACAATAACCGCCATTGCTTCCTTGTGAGAACGTGTATCTGCCGCTAAGACAGCTACGTTCGGAAACAAGCGAAATATTACCTCATAAAAAGGTATTATTATTAATCCTAGAGATGTTAGCGCTAGTATCATATTATGTACCTATGGTGAAGTATTTCCATCAACCCAAGTACCGATTCTGTCAGTACAAACCCATGTGCTAGCTGCAGAGGCAGTCAAAGTAACTGAATCTCCAGTCGCCCCGGGGCTGTATAGACTATCACCAGCCGCAAACGTTGTTCCAGCCGAGCTATTTACACAACCGATTAATAAGTCAGCATCTGCAGGGTCAATATAAATCACTCCCTGTCCAGATGTTGCATTACCATTAATAGCTGTAAAAGTATAGGTCAAGCCGACAACAGCGGTAGGTAGAGTAAACTCAATAGTACCTGAATCGTTATTCATAAAGAATACTTTTCCAGATTCGGCTGCAGTTACAGTATCACTTGTCGTTACAACTTCTACAAGTTTCTTCTGATAAACTTGACCGCTTGAATCTACTCTAAAACTTGTTGTTGATAGCTCATCACCATCGGCGCAATACGCTCCGTTAGCGAGTGTAAAAACCATTAACAGAGTCAAGAGTAAAACTAAGTACTTTTTCATTTTTATTCTCCTGTTTATTACAGAACCTAACTGTCCACTTTGGCAGACAGTCAAGTTCCATAAGTCATTGTCTGTCAATCGTTTAAACACCCGTTGATGCAAAACCACAGCGCCAATTATCGATGCCGTGATCGTACAACATTCTACCTTTGAACTTATAAGAATCATTCTCCTCATCAACCCATGATGTGAAGTGAGGCTTCTGAGACCAGATGATCTTTAAGAAACCTAACTCAGGATAAATGATATACCAAGCTGTATTTGAACCACTGTTCCAAGCGCCCAAGTAACGCCATTCAACCGCTTTGTAAGTACCGGCATAAATGTTGATGTCTCGGTTGGTTGTTCCTGGTCTTTCACCAGATGCTCTCTCAGCTAATGTTCTTAACACTGTACCTTTGATTGCAGAAGGGTAAAGAAGGATAGGCTCTTGAGATGTCTCAATAGGCAAACCTTTCATATCGAAGAAGTTTGCAGCTATTTGAGCTTCGGCAGCTTCCAAGTTGTCATGTGAGAACGCACCAGAAAGCAGGTTATCATAAGTAACGCCTGTTTCTTCACGATTCTTGTAATGAGAATCATACCAGAGATAAAGACCTTCTGGTCCTGCTGTGCCAAAACCATTGTAAAGGTCTTGAGCGCAGTCGGATTCTACCGTCGCTCTAGCACCACGACCCATTTGAGATGCTTCACCCTCTTTTTTCAAAAGAGCATACTCATCTTGATCGACTGCTTCAAACGAACTTTGGAACTTTTTGATTCTTTTTGTTTGTGTATAGGTCTTTGCATAATCTAGAACTGGGTCTTCGTAGTTGCCTGATGCTAACTGAGCAGCTTCTTCCCATTTTCCTAGACCGCTAAGGCCATCAACTTTGAACTCTAAAGTCGAGTCATTGTATTCTTTGAATACTTCTTTGTGCTTCTGTGTTGCTTCATCGAATGTTGCCATCATAAACACATCATAAATAGGTGTGTATAACTCAGCAACTTGTGCTCTTGAAGTTGACATTTTTATCTCCTATTTATTGGTTTATGTGGTTTCACCTAATGGTACGAATCTACCTCTTGCATAACCATAAGTATTAGCGGCTATGGCTGCTGTGCTAATATCGTATCCCTCAATGAGAAATGCGTTATTAGTATTAGTTACATCTGCTGCAACAGTAATTCCATCTTCGGAATTGGCATCAGCTAACGTACCAACATCAGTACGTTCGATTACACCGTCGTTTTCTACTGGAACCCAATATTCATTTGTGCTATCTGCGATACTTACACAAAGAACATCTAAGTCACCTACACTACCGGCTGAATTAGCGCAAGGCTCAATGGCTACATACAAATTACGATGGTCGGCTAATGTCGTAATACCGGCATTAGTTATATAACCGTTTCCATCGTCCATTAATAAATCACCTTTTGCTATTGCAACTGCAGCGGCAGGCATAGCGACAACATTCTTAGCAGGTCCAACAAGCTGGAATCCATCCATATATTGGAATCTTTTCAATGTAGTTGTCATTACTCTCTCCTGTTTTAATAATTATTCAGGTCGAGACGTATTTCGGAAGGGACGGAATCTTTCTTAGTACCTTTATGCCACCAGCCACAATCGGGACATGGCACAGGCGGTTCTTCATTTTTGAGATACCATTGCTTGTCTTTACATTGACCACAAACGTAATATGTTTGCTCGTCTTCTGTTGTTCTATCTGACATCTAGTCCTCTTTAAATGATTCTGCCGTCTGCTTTACTGAAGCGCCGGGGATAGTCTCCCTGCGATCAATAGCGGCGTTAAGATTCTCGATTGATATTCCGGCCTTCTTAGCGATCTCTTCCTGCTTTAGTCTTGTTTCAGACTTCTTTTCTGCGTTTCCCATTTTCTTTCCACTTCCTGAAGATGATAGTCCTTCGTCTAAACTAGCAAGTCTCTGAGCTTCTACCGTAGCGGCTTCAGTGATCTTTTGTTGGAGTTCTTCCTGAGTTAAAGTAATAGTATTCTTGGCTGGTTTCCTTCTATCCATTTCAACCATCACCTGTTCAGGGCCATCAATAGCCTCTAAATACTTCTTAGGGTTTGACTTAACGATCTCTAACATGACCTTGTATTCCTCATTCTCGGAAGCGAGCACTTGGTCGATCTCATCTTTACTTTTTCCTTTGAGTTCGGCCAGCTTCTCTTTAGACGGCATAACGTCAGGGTATTTAGCAACGAGCTTTTTCAATGATTCTTGTTGTTTACTGACAAAATCATCTGCTAATCTCTTGGGATATTCGTCTATATCAGTAACAATAGATTTCTTCTCCTGATTCCTGCGGATGTTTCTATCAGTCATCCAATCGGATGCTTCAATATAATCATCTATAAGCCATTGCTCAAGTTCATCCTTCGGCATTTCTCGTCTTTCATCACGAGGCTTTGCTTTGTCTTCTTCAAGATATGTAGCAATGCGGTCGTTGAAAAGCTGTTTGACTTTCCCTGCTTTCGTCTCTTCGGCTTTAGGTTTTTTAAGATCGGCAAGCTCGGCTTCCATACCGGCAATTTTTTCCTTATCTTGCTGGCTTTCAGCTTTCTGTGCCTTGAGTTCTCCTATGACCTCATCAATACGTTTTTGAGTTTCCTCTTTCGTACGTTTGAGCTTATCGTCAATGGTTTCCTCTTTTTTTGCTTTATTATCTTTTTCTTCCTTAGCCTTCAAGAGTTCAGCTTTGTGTCCCTTATCTTCCTTAGACAATTCTTCGTCTTTAGCAGAAAGAACACGAGCGTCATTCTCAGCTTTCTTCTCGGCATCATCTACGATGGATTTGCTTCCTTTGGTCTTTTCAATCTTAACGGCTTCCTTTGACTCCGATTCCTTCTTAGCATCAAGAGCTTTGGACTCATCCATCTTGGCCTGAGTATCCTTAGCGATCTGTTCAGCTTTTTTTAATTTATCTACCACTATGTCCTCCATGACTTTAAAGTAGCCAAGCAACTTTGTTTAAAATCTATTTTTTAGACTTCGCCTTTTTTATTGGTTTTGCAACTTCTTGCGTAGTCTCCGGTTTCGTTTCTTCTTCAGATTCAGCTTCGATCTCAGCCCTTGCCTTAACTTCATAGGCTTTCAATCTAGCGTTTAACTCTCTTTGCTTTCTCCATTTAACCTGTGCTTGTTCTTTTGACAAGTGACCAGCTTCAGGATCTTTAGCGATATCTTTTACAGGTTCAAGTTCTTTCTTCTTATCCATCTTATTCACCTCCCTTTTGGTTTTATAACTGTGTCTGCAATCTCTTTTCCTTTATCTCTAGCAGTATCAGTAGTATCTGGTGCAGTAATACTTATACAATCAAATCCTGCTCCTTGTCTGCCTCTCTCACCTTCGTGAATATCCTTTGATGTGATCTTAACTTTAGCTGTCAACTCTGTGCCTAAAGGAATCTTTAAAAGTTCAAGAGGAGCGTTGTCATACATTGAAAACGAAGGATAAGATGGTTGGTCTATTGCTACTTCTTTTCCTTCACTTCCTTTTTTTTCTGGTTCTATCTTTAAGCTAATCTCTTTCATCCTTTTTCTCCCTTTGATTTTCTTATTTCTGATATTCTATTTTGAACAAGACTAGTGATCTTCTTGCAGTCATCCATCTTAGCCAAGCAACCATACGCATCAACGTATTCCTTCTTTCTAAGATATGCGTTACCTTCAGACTGAAGATAGTCTTGGTGATCTTTTAATAGTTTTACAAATACTCTCCAATTAGAAGAGTGAATTATTTCTTGCCAAGCGTTAAGATCAGATAGGAAGTTCTGTTCCGGCATTAGCATCTCCTTGTGGTGGCGCTTGATTTACTTGTGGTTGGTTCATTTGAGCTTGTGGCTGTTGTGGCTGATTCATTCCCTGTTGTGGCATACCCTGATTAGGTATGATCTTATTCTCATTGTCTGTTATTATCTTAGAAGCCATTTGTTGAGCGAGCATATCCTCTTGCATCTTTTTCATTTGCTGTCTCATGGCTATACTTAATTGAAACATATAGTTGTCAAAGTTAGGTTTATATTCTTCATCAAGTTTATAATAATCCTGTTGAGCTTTCTTAGATAAGCCTGCGGCAATCTCCATAAGATTAGCGTTCTGGTTAACCTCTGGAATCTCGCCTTGCATGAACTGTGTCCATAGCTTATCTACATCGTTTGATGTGCCTAACTCTCCCGGTGGCTTAGGTGGCATATAAGATTCGATGTCCATAAAGCCTATCTTCTTAAATGAGTCTGCTGTCATCTGCCAGTTACCTCTTGGATTGATCTGAGGATTAAACCAGATGTTAGTTTGCGTAGCTTCTAAAGCGAACATTGCTAACTGCTTTTCAAACATCTTAGAACCGGCTATAATATCAGGCGAGAAGTAAATATCGTAACCGCCTCTTAATGTATCAATAGACATATTAGGAAATAGCTTCTCTCCATCTTCACCTAAGACTCGTTCACCCAAAGTCGTAGGAGCGCAATCTTGGTATGTATTGAGCCACATTGTAACGGCTTCGGATATATCAGAGACTAAATCTCTAACCATAAGCCCGAATCGTGTATCAGAGTTTCTTTCAACTAAAAGGTCTTGCCCTAGAGTTTTGCTCTGAGTCTCTTTTGATTGGAAGTATGAAGCTGCGCCTGTTAGTCTTTCTACCATCTGTAATAAGATATTAACATCACCATCAACCCATGCCATTGAGCGAGATAGATTAGGAAAGTTTACATTCTTAGGATCAGATGAAGGATAGGATACTCCGGGCTCTAACTCAAAGACTTGCTTATCGTAGTTCTCATCAGGCTTGTGGAATCCAAAAGGACAATTCTCAACATACTGAAAGTCTGACTTCTGATTAAATGTATTATTCAAAGCGTTGGTAACATCAGCTACCCTTGAAGGTAATGATTCGCCTCTTATCTGTCCGGGCGTTCTGAATAGTGGCCCACCAACGTACGGAATCTTACCATCACGACAGCCGGGAACCTTTCTTAAAGGCTTGCCTGCGAGAAACTTCATCATTGTTGGCTCTACTGCAAATCTGTATTTCTCTTTCCTGCCATTCTTTTCATAAGTTCCGTACCATTCATAGATATCTACTGGAAATTGTCTCAAGTCTGTTGTTGTGATATCCGAAGGCACTACAATACCTAAAGCCTCAGCCTTTTGTTTTCCTAAGACTTCAACTCTTGCATCGAAACATGCGTTTTTAAGCTGTGCTATGTACTTTTCATCCACATCAACAAAGACGTTTCTATCTGAATAGTCAAGTATCTCATCTCCGTTTAAATGAATAGTCTCAATGAAATGATTCAAGTCCTGTATTTTCTTACCGAAAGAAGGGATTAAGATATCGTCTAAGTTAGGTATGTTGTCTAAAAGGCACTTCTCAAATCTCTTATGCTCAGTCTTAATCTCATAGCCTAGAAATGATTTCTTACCAATAGCTTTAGCAATTTTATCAACAGCTTTGCCTACCTTGCCGTACTTGGGGATTCTTAGATCAACCCATTCATACCAGACCTTCCAGCGTTTCTTTAAAACTGAGAAACCTTGTGTCACTCTGTTATGTATAAAGTCTTTAATGTCATAGTAGATATCAGATTCAGAAGGCCCGAGTCCCCACTTTGTGAAGGTTTCAATATCGTCTTTACGATTTACGTCATTAGGCTCAGTTGCCTTTGCGTGGATAGTATCAGGATTAAAGCTAGTTGCTAAGAGTGTGGCATCGAAAGCGTCACAGACTGCGGTACAAAGTCTAAGGTTTCTATCTGACATCCAACCCTTTTTAGTTAAGCCTTCGATAAGAGAGGGTTTAGTACCATCATACATCATCTGATCTTTTTTTCTTTGCTGAACCCATTCTGTCATTGAATCGATATCGCTCATAGCATCTTGAACGACCATCTTTACAATGTCTTTCTGTTCTTCAGGAGAGAACTTATCAGTTTCAATCTCCGGCTCGATTCTCTTCGCTTGCTTGTCAACAAAGTTCATTGGGTTCTTTTCTTGTTTCTCTGGGGCTTTAGTTTCTGATTTCATATCTTAATATCCTTTTTTACTATACGATACACTATACAATAACTATACGATACTTATTAGGCTTGGTATATATACTACAAACTCTTCACATAACACATCAATTCTGATGTTTTAATTGCTTTTTATCTCAATTACTAATTCTGTACAAACTAGTAATTAGCTAGTAATTAGGCTTGGCAAGGATTTGACTAGAACCAGAGTTAGCTGGTTACTCTTGACTCGTATAGTCACTAGTATAGTCACCTTGCAAACGATTATCGGGTTGATAAGGCCTCATCTAACCACGTTACCACCGAAGTTTATCAATACTTCAGCGCGTGCGTTCCTATTCCGCCACAAGCCTATATCTATACTCCCCAAATACCGACTAAGCCTAAGATAGAAATAGTATTGAAGATAAAGAAAAATGCCCACCATACCGGAAGGTCTGTACCAAAAGTCTCTGCCATACATACCCCTGCAACAATTAAAACAAGTAACACCGGCAATGTCGCACATATTTTAAATATCATTTATCAGACCTCAAGAGTTTCTTAGCCTTCTCATGCGCAATATGAAGATCATGCCTTGCCTTGGCAATTTTATCCTCACCTTTCAATCCGTTCTTAGCATGTTCAGGTGTATCAAAGCGACCGTATTTTACAAAGTCTTTTAAGTTCTTATTAATTAATGCTTTTTTGCTCATTACTTCTTACCACCTCGTACAAAATCAATGATTGAACCTTTAGGCTTAACAATCTTAGGATTACTTGCTTGTTGCTGTGCATGAGACATAGCGTTGAATACTCCAAAGCATTGGTGAGTTATTCTCATAAGCGAGATCTCAAGCTCAGTACGGCTACTGGAACCGATAAGAGTCTCTACTTTATTGTCTGTGCGCTTAACAGCTAAGACAAGTTCGTTTATATCTATAAAGTTATCTGGGTTAGCTTCAAAGGCTTTCTTCTTCTTCTCAAGTTCTGTTAAATCTGGTTCTGGTAATTTACTCCCGTTATCTCCGCCCATTATCCTTTCCTCCCTCTCCCGGCACCTCTGCCGCCACCTTTTCCGTGTCCCGGCCCACCTCTTTTACATCCGCCTTTATTACGCCCTGCACCTCTTCTTGGTCTAGCCATTAGATATCTCCTTATATTAACAAAGTTTAATCACATACTCTGCACCAATAACGGCAAGAGCCACTATTATATCCATCATCCATACATTTAGTAAAACACATCATATCTACATGACAATAAGCAAACGCTAGAGTTGAAAAGAATAAAACAAGTAATAAAGATAATATAAGTTTTTTCAATATGCCTTCCCTCCGCCAACTGGAAGTTGACTTGATCTGGTTTTTATCTTTGGAAACTTAGCCTCTAAATCTTCATCTAAAACTCTGCTTATGCAATCAAGCATATCGTCATGCTTGCAAACTGGGAATGTTGTGTATTCTTCATCAATGAATAGTTTAATAAAATCTTGCTCTTCATCGTGAGAGTTCTTAAACATCAATCTGTTTGGTAAGTAAAATCTTCCCTGCTCAAACTTCGGCACGAGTCGTCTAATACGATCATTCTTAGGCATACTGCCACCAAGCTCAGTTATCTTAAAGCGATAATTCTCCTGCTCTTGGACATATTTAATATGCTCTATATCAGATTGCATACCATATTTCTCATAGCCTACGTTGAGCGGATGCCATATTCTTACTAAGTCAAATAACTTCTCTGTTCTCTCTGTAAGATTAAGCCTGTCACGAACTGCATCTACGAGATAATAATTGTTATCAGAGTTAAGAGCGATCACAGCTAGGACAGTATAATCGTTTGTCTTTTTCTTTTCAGATGCAGGATCAACTAAGATGTAGAAATTACTGCGAGAGTTCTTATCGAAAGTCTTATATCTTGACAACCAGTTATCTTTAAAGCCCATAACACTATCAGCTAAAGGATTGAGTAAGAGTTGAGCTCCGGCTATGTAACTTCCCATATCGTCAACCTTCTTTTCAAACTCTGCCTTAGTAAGTAATACAGGATTCCCTGCGAAAGTGCCATCATCAGTTGCCGGATAGACTCTTGGAATAGCTGTCTTTCTATCCATTATTGTCTTATAAGTGTCATTAGCGTGATATCTTGTGCCGATATATCTTCTTAAACCGTCTTTCTTGCCAAGATTAAGAGACAATCCGAAAGACTCAGTAACCTTTTTTATCATTTCAGGTGTTGAAACAGACTCTTTAGTAACAACATCATCATAGA